ATTCTACACCCTGCCGATGCGGTACGATGAAGTACCCAGCAATGTCACACTGTTTACCAGCGCTGCGACTTGGCCCAGAGTGGTATTCGGTGTAGGCAAGTATCCACCATGTCCCAGAGTGACACAGGCGACGTAGGCGACGGGATGCTCCATCAGCTGGAGTATGAGTACTGGCGCACCAACAAGCAGAACGTCACGGCGACGGCCCAGCACTTCGGGTGCACGCGCAAGACGATCTACCGCTGGATGAAGGCGGAGAACTGGCAGGCCGTAGCGGCCAGAGGGAACGCCAAGCAGGCCGAGGCCCTGGCCGAGACCAGCGCCAGGCAGCTGACCCGGCACGTCACGGACGGCGAGACTGCGGTGGAGAATGCACGGCGCAACCACGGCAACCTACAGCAGTGCATCGGGCTGCTGGCGGCGCTGACACAGGACGTGCTGAAGCAGGCACAGGGCAAGGTGAAAACCAGTGCGGACCTCGTGGCGGTACTATCGCAGGCCGGCCTGGAGGAGCTGCGGCTGGCCGTGGCAACGGATGCGAAGATCGCAGCCACGCTGTACCCGGCGCTGATCCCGCAGCACATCGCGGTGAGCCAGGTGCCGTCGCCGGCGGATGACATGCGGGAGCAGTTCGAGGAGAGCGTGCGGGAGTTCGAGCTGGTAGCGGGCCAGCAGGAGGCGTCATGAGCGTACCTGAGTTGAAACCGGGGACAGCGTACATCGTGTTCGACCGGCAGCCATACATCGTGCGCTGCTTCCGGGAGTGGCTGCGGCAGACGCTCGGCTATCGGATCAAGAGGGACGGCACGGTGCTGCGGCGGCCCAGGCGTGGCTATGCGCTGCACGTGATCGCTGACTCTGTGCCGTGGTACGTGCGCCTGCTGGCCCCGCTGCTGAAGGAGATTATCTGATGCTGTCACTGGAGCGATGCCGCAAGCTGAAGGAGGCGGGGTTCCCGCAGACGACGAGCGATTGGGTGTGGATTGACGTGCCCGGCATTGACCCCGCACAGCACAAGCCGTGGAGCAGGTCGGACGCCTGTGTTGTCGCGGGCTTCAACATCGACAGCCCAGAGCTGATCGCCTGCCCCAACTCCGACGAGCTGCTGGTGAACATCGCCGCCCGCTACGGCTACACCTGCTGGCAGGACATCGTGGGCGATGCCGAGCGCTTGGTAGATCACCCTGAGTATGACCTTAACGACACGCTGGCGCAGCTATGGCTGGTGCGGGCGAAGGAGAGGGCCGCGTGAGCACTGATCCCCCCCTGATCGGCCTGATGCCCGGCGTGCCGGTGCCGCGGCTCGTCTCGCTGTGCGATGGCAACGGCGAGGTGTGGTTCGAGGTGCATGCCGGTCACGGACGCGGGCTCCGCTACGTTCTGCCCGATGGCAGCTGGACATTCGAACACTGGCCATTGGCCCTACCACCGCCGCCGGATGCGCCTGAGCGATACGCAAGCCGCAAGTATGCGACCCGCGCCGATGCCCTGGCCGCCATCCGCAACTACATCGGCCGCACCAGCGCAGCCGAGCGCTACGTACTGGCCGAGGAGACCGTGGATCGAGTAGCGGAGCCCGCCTGACGTGGCAGCCGCCCGCCAGATACTAACCCCGTCACAGATCAACACCAGCCGCGAGCACCGCCGCCTGCGCCTCGCCATGCGCAATCGCCTGTGGCGCAAGATCGACTACGTACCCCATGACCACCAGCGCCCCGTCCACGATGCGATTGTCCGCGGCGCCCGCTTCCTGAGCACCCGCGCCGGCCGCCGCTCAGGCAAGTCCGAGCTGTGGGCAACCGAGGTCCTCACCGAGATGGCCTTCAGCCCGATCGGCCATCTGCCATTCCGCTACTGCCTGATCGGCGCGCCCGAGACCGACATCACCGACCACATCTTCGGGTACCTGTGGCGCTGGATCGTCGACCGCCGCGTACTGAACTATGAGCCGCTGTATAAGGCTACGCGCGAGCGGCGGATCGAGATGCCCTGGCACAGCAAGATCGAGGGCAAGACGACCGACAATCCGACATCCCTGCGCGGGCCCGGCCTCGTGATCACCGTCGCCGACGAGTACGCGTTCGGCGAGGACATCCTGGACGATCACCTGAAGCCGCCGCTACTGGACTGCTCCGGAATCCTCGGCCTGCCTACAACCCCGAACGGCCAGAACCACGCTGCGGATACGCACGACCTGTGGCTGGAGCTGATGGAGGACGGCGATCCCGACTACTTCGCGACCAGCTGGACCAGCTACGACAACCCGCATCTGCCTGCGGGTGCGGTTGCCAAGATCGAGCAGTACGCACGGCGCACCGGCAACTACGACGTCTTCTGTGAGGAGTACCTGGCCCAGGTGGGCGCCATGGCCGGCGCCATGTATCCGATGTTCGACAAGCGCCGGCACGTTGGCGAGTTCGAGTTCGACCGGGATCTGGCGCCGCTCACGCTCGGCGTGGACTGGGGCTTCAGCAATCCCGCGGCGGTGGGCTTCTGGCAGTTCCTGGGCAATGAGCGGGCGCTGCTGCATGACGAGATTTACGAGCGCGGGCTAGTTACTGAGGAGCTGGCTGACCTGGTGCTGGAGTGGTGCGCTGAGCACGACGTCGATCCGCAGGATGATGAGCAGTTCAATATCGCGTACTGCGATCCGAGTGGCCCCAAGGATATTGAGGTCTTCGAACGCAAGGGCATTCCGGCCGCGGGCAAGACGGCCACCGGCGGCAAGCTGAATGACGTGCGGGGCGGGATCGGCCGCGTCCGCAACCAGCTCAGCCGCGGAGCGATTGAGGGTGAGCCCGAGGAGGAACCGGCGATCCTGATCCATAAACGCTGCGTCAACCACATCAGGGAGATACCCAAGTACATGGTCAAGCGGACGGCTAAGCGTGAGCCGGACCCGGATGAGAAGCCCAGGAAGATTGATGATCACGCCTGCGATGAGATGCGCTACGCGGTGTTTGGTGAGTTGGGGGAAGTGTTCGATACAGCGAGTATCTGGTTGTGAGGAGATCATGACCCAGCGAATCCACAGGCCCACGTACAGCGCACGGCTGCCCCAGGTGCGCATCACTGAGGAGCAGCTGGAGCAACTGCGCCGCGATGCCCTGGACGCCGGCTACCGCAAGCCGGACGGCAGCGCGGACCTGAGTCGCTACATCCGCGCGATCCTGTTCGATGACGACAGGGACGCCGAGCCCGAGGCCAAGGCCACCATCTGGCTCTGAGCAGCGTTTCACGATAAACATTCTGTACGTACGCCTGCCGGACTCGATCCTATAAGCCCGCGCCCAGACCGGCCTGCCGTTGTACGTACAGCTGCCTCGCTAGCCTGTTAGCAGTGCTCGGTGCACTCGCCAACCGGCTGCGAATGGGCATGTTCAACATCGCCCTGCGTGCGGTCGGCGCAACTCTGATCTTCCCTATCAATGACGCCCTGAGCAGTACCACGCGGACCTGGCGCTTCACCGACTACGTAACCGAGGGCTACAAGCGCAATCCGGTCGTCTATGCATGTCTCAGCCGGATCAAGGCAGGGGTGGCCGCGGTAATCATTAACCTCAACCTCGATGGCGAAGTAGTGGACCTGGCCGAGATCGCCAAGCTGCCAGAGCCGGTAAAGGGCCTGGCGCGGCTGCTTCGGCGCCCGAATGCCAATCAGACCTTTACGGAGCTACGCAAGGCGTGGGTGGATCACATCTACCTGGCTGGCTCGAGCTACTTCCGCGGCTGGGGCCTGGGGACCGACACGTTCCTGGGTAAGAAGCGCAGCAAGAAGGCGCCTCGTCTGCGCCTGCTTCGGCCCGATACCGTTGAGCTGGAGCACTCGCAGGATGAAGTAACCAAGTACGAGGTCCACTACGGTACCCGCCGTGAGGACGTGAAGCCGGACGAGATTGTCACCGTACGCTTCACTGATCCCAATGATGAGTTCGCTGGCGTCAGCCCGCTCGAGCCCTGTGCGTACACCATCGACAGCAGTAACTACGCCATCAAGTGGAACATGAACCTGCTTAAGAACGCCGGTGTGCCAGCGGGCGTGCTGATCGTGAAAAGGGTCAAGCAGCTATCGAGGAAGCAGCGGGCCGAGCTGCGCGACGAGTTCAAGGATGAAGTGGCGGGCCCGGACAACGCCGGCAACCTGCTGGTGATGAGCGGCGAAGATGCCGATTACAAGCAGCTGGGCCAGACCAGCCGGGACCTTGACTGGCGGGGCGGCAAGCAGGAGAGCATGCGCGAAATCTGCGCGGCCCTGGGCGTGCCGTCCGTGCTGCTGGGTGATCCGCAGAACCGTACCTACGCGAATGTAGAGGCGGCCAAGGCCGACTTCTACATCACCACCATCCTGCCGCTGCTGCGCCTGCTGATCGATGAGCTGGGCAACTTCCTGCTGCCCAAGTACGAGCTGGAGGAGCGGGCCAGCTTTGCACTTAACACTGATGATGTGCCTGAGTTGCAGGAGAACGAGGCTGAATGGATCGGTGCCTATAAAGATGCGTTCTGGCTCACGATTGATGAGCTGCGCGAGCGGATGCCCAAACCGCTGGAGCCGTTCCAGGAGGACTGGTCGGAGATTCCGATGGTGCGGCTGCCGGGGTCGCTGAAGCCGGTCCAGCCCGAGGAGCTGGTGACTGCCGACGATGAAGGCGAGGAGATCCAGAAGCCCGCCGACGAGAAGGAGGAGGAGCGCCAGCGCCGCAGCGATGATGAGCTGGACTTCCCCGGCAGTCTCTACCCGACGCTAGAGCAGCGGGCCGAGTTCATCAGGCGCCAGGATGACCGCCGCGAGGAGGCTGAGCCGCGGTACCGCCGGGCGCTGGATACATACCTTGCCGGCCAGCTGGAGCGGGTGCTGGACAACCTCGATCTGCGCTCCGAGCAGCGCGCCGACGTCGTGCCGGCCGAGGAAATCCTGAAGCCTGAGGTCGAGTTGCTGCACTGGACCGACGAGATCGGTCCTACAGAGCAGTCCATCATCATCGAGTTCGGCCAGGCCGCGCTTGATGACCTGCTGGCGGACGGCACGCTGTTCAGCATCGAGCGGCCGGAGATGAAGCAGTGGCTGGCCGACAACCTGGCGGAGCGCAGCGCCCTGATCAACGAGACGACCGCGGCCGACATCCAGGAGATTCTGGCGGAGAACGTTGGCGCTTCCCACAAGGAGACCGCCAAGCTGCTGCGCGGCTACTACGAGGACAGCATTCCGAGTCGGCGTGCCGAGGCCATCGTGCGCACGGAAGTGGGCCGCGCGGATACCAAGGCCACGCTGGAAGGCTACAGCCAGGCCAGCGAGAAGCTGGGCAAGCGTATCCGTGCCGAGTGGATTACCGCCCGCGATGGCAAGGTGCGGGGCGGCGGCAAGGACCCGTACAGCCACATCGCCATGGACGGCGCGCTGACCAACGACCAGGACGTATTCGAGACCGGCCAGGTCGGCGAGGTTGAAGGGCCGCTGATGGACGGTCCCGCGGGCTGGGTAATCAACTGCCGGTGCGGCGTAGCACCGTGGATCGAGGAGGAGTGAGATGTCACCGGAGCTAGTAGCAGTCAAGGGCGGCGACAAGCACATCCACGTGAGCAAGTTCCAGATCGCCGAGGTGACCGATGCCGGCGAGGGCAGCGAGGGTCGTTTCAGCGGCTACGCGGCGATCTTCGATGAGCTGATCCCTAGTTACAACGAGATCGTCGACAAGGGCGCATTCACACAGACGCTGCGCCACAATCGCGGGCAGGTACCGGTGCTGTGGATGCACGGCTCGTGGATTGACCCGCCGATGCCGATTGGCCTGGGACAGCGGGCCGAGGAGGATGACTACGGCCTGTTCGTCGAGGCCAAGCTGGACCTTCAGAACAACCAGGCAGCCCGCGAGGCATGGGGCTTTATGCGGCTGGCCAATGAGGTCAACCGCAAGATCGGCCTGAGCATCGGTTTCAATCCGATCCAGCTGCTGGTCACTGACGGCGACGAACCGAGTCACGTCAAGGAGCTGCGGCTTTGGGAGTACAGCCCGACACCGCCCGACTGGCAGGCGGCACCGAACGCAGGCATCGATGAGATGCGGAGCAGCTATCGCAGCGAGATGTACCGCGTAGTCGCGGAGCTGCTCAGAGAGATGGGAGTCAACAACTCGGCACTTGAGGCGGCAGCCGCTACTCAAGGCGCCACTACCGAGCTGACTGAGGCGCAGCTGCACTCAGTAGCGGAATCACTGGACGGATTACTCACCAAGTTATGAAGGAGGGCATAGCAATGCCTGAAGTAACACTGGCACAGATTGATGACAAGATCAAGCAGGTCGGTGTCCAGCTGGAGGAGAACCGGCAGACGATCCTCGACGAGGCCGGCAAGCAGGCCCAGGAGCTGGTCAGCACCAGCCACGCGGATGTACGCGCCGATCTCCAGGAGGAGAATGCGCGGCTCCGCGAGGACATCACGAAGCTGATCGAGGAGCGGCAGACCATCGAGATGGCGGAGAAGGCGAATGAGGCCATCCTGGCACGGATGGACGAGTTCACCACCCGGCTCGAGATGGCGATGTCGGGCGACGGCGCGGCGCAGCCGCGGCGATTGAGCCAGACCGAGCAGCTGCACATGCAGGCGTTCATGCACTACAGCCGCACCGGCGTGATGGGCGGAGAGCCCGAGCGCGAGTGGCTGGGGAGCCTGGACGAGATACAGCGGCGCGCCATTACGGAGGGAACCGCCGACGCCGGCGGATTCCTGGTGCCGGATGGCATGCGGCTGGACATCATCAAGAACATCCTGGAGCTTGACCCGATCAGCCAGTTGGCCAGGCGGGTCGAGATCACGGAGGGCAATTCCTATACCGTGCCGCGCATGAGCGACACGGGGCGCGGCGCTGCTGGGCAGAACGTCAGCGAGACGGGCAGCGGTACCGGCAAGAAGCCCAAGTGGGAGATGGTGACGCGCGTGGTGCATCCGGTTGTGGTACCCACGGAGCAGATCAGCCAGGACTTCCTGAGCGACGTTCGCAACGCGGGTGAGATTCTCGCTGACTGGGCAGGAGAGGAGTTGGCATACAAGGTCAACTACAACTACCTGCTCGGTGATGGCGCGGCCAAGGCCGAGGGCATCCTGCAGAATGCCACGGTCGTTGCGGCCACGCTGACCGGTACGGATACTACCGATCACCGGATCACCGGCGAGGACTTCTACTACGCGCTGAGCGGGCTGAAGGAGAAGTACCAGCAGCGGGCCGTGTTCCTGTTCTGCCGGACCACGCTCTCGCATGCGATGACACTGCGCGAGGACCGCACGGCGGACGGCGGCGGAACTGACAGCGGTGGATTCATCCTGCCGTTCAGTCTGCGCGACGGCTATCCGCCCACGATTGCGGGGCTGAAGTACTACCTCAGCCCCAACATGCCGGCGGACGGCACCAAGGGCAACAAGATGCTGCTCTGCGGTGATCTGAAGGCGGGCTACTACTTCGCCCGCAAGGACGGCATCTACTTCATCGCCGACCCGTATAGCCACAAGCCCAACTGGGAGTACCTGTGGCGCATGCGCGATGACGGTGTGGTGGTCAAGCCGGAGGCGCTTCAGATCGTGACAGCGGGCTAGTCGACGCGCGCAGCGCGAGCCTGACAGAGTAACGAGCAAAGGAGAAGAACATGGCATTGCAATGGGATGTTTTCAACAACATCAAGATCGACCTGCTGACCGTGCCGGCTGTCAAGACCGCGACAGTTACCTCGGACGCCGCCGACATGGCTGGCTACGAGGGCGCCCGGTTCGACGTGATCTTCGGCGAGAGCGGCAACAGCCTGTGCGGTGGCGTCAAGTGGGACTGCAAGTTGCAGGAGTCCGACGACGACGTGACGTATGCGGACGTCGACGCCGATGACGTGATCGGCAACACGAGCGATCAGTTCGGCCTTGTCGATGACGCAGCGAGCGACGGCGCGGTGTACAGCCTGGGCTACAAGGGCATCAAGCGGTACGTCAAGGTCGTCGTCACAGCCACCGGCACGCACGGCACCGGGATCATCATCACCATCGCGGTGAACCGGTTCAAGTCGATCAACCCGCCGAGCAACGTAGTCAACGCGTAACCCAAGCTAGCCAGGTCGCGATCAGGGCCGATGCACTTGGCTGGGTGAGGGTGAAGCCTGCGGGGATGGGCCTTCGGGCCTGTCCCCGTGGGCAGGAGTAGCGATGCACAAGTACGTGAACAGCGTGGAGGATATCAGGCTGAAGCACGACAGCCCGCCGGCGGGATCGCCCCTGGCCGGCCGGTCGCTGGCGGTCAGTTGCCACATGGAGCGGTGGCTGGTAGCGGAGCGGCTGCTGCCGCTGTTTGCGAGCTTCGGCCACATTTGGGTTGTCAACGAGCATCGGTACACCGACCGGCGGCTAGCGGATGCGTTCCACGAGCGGGAGATCGACACGTTCATCGTGGGTGAGTACGCGAGCCACTGGAACATGCGCAGCCGGGTTCTGCGGCAGGCGGGCATCCGCGTGTACCACTACGGCCTTGGGATCATCAGCCACTACGACACCAGCCGCTTCGACTGGGGCATGTACGACGACGATACGTGGCTGCGCTGGGCAACCAGCCCGGAGCAGCTGCCGTCCGAGCCCGCGGTCGACACCGGCGAGCAGGTGGAGCGGGTGCTGATCATCGGCCAGGTGCCGGGCGATCAGGCGCTTCAGTACGGCGGCCGCGGCTATACCATGGCGCAGCTGGTGCGGGAAGTCCGGATGGTGCTTCCGCGCGCTGAGCTGTGGTACCGGCCGCATCCGCGTACGCTGGAGCGCGTCGGCATTCCGCATAGCCTGCCGGATAGCTACCTGCTCGATCCCGATGACAAGATCCCGGTGCTTGTACCGGATCGCTTCACCGACGCCGAGACCATGGCGGCGATTCGGGCCCGGTACCCGCGGGCGCAACTGACAGCCGGCGGCTCGCTCGGCGACAGCCTCGCGCAGGTCGACGCCGCGGCGATGGTCAATAGCACGGCCTGCTACGAGTGCGTACAGGCAGGCGTCACGGCCTACATCGCGGGCGTGCCGCTGATTGATCTGCATCAGGGCGGCATGGCACTGCTGGGCAACATCACGCAGGGCCGGCATCTGCCCAGCACCGACTACAGAGACAAGCTGCGGGCGCAGCTGCTCAGCATGCAGTCACAGCCAGGGCAGGTATACGGCGCCCATGAGTTCATCGCCCACGAGCAGGCGATGCAGACGGCGCGGAATTGCCACGGGCTGAAGTGGGCCAGTCGAGATGAGGATGCCAATCTGATGTTGACGCCTGAGCTACAGGGGGTGGTGCTGTAATGGCGCTGGCCAGGCTCGAGCTGCTCAAGTCCAAGAACTATCTGAAGATGACCGATGGCACGCTGGATAGTGAGCTGAAGGCGCTGCTGCTGGAGGCTACCGCCAGGGTCGAGCAGGAGACCGGCCGCGTACTGGAGTCCACTACCCACACCGACGAGCGGCACACCGGGCGCGACACGAACGAGCTGTACCCCCATCAGTGGCCGGTCACTGCGCTGGGGAGCGTGTACATCTGGAATACCACCAGCGAGACATTCGTATCGGAGAGCACTGCGTACTTCGACGTGATCACCCCGCCGGGCGACCGGTCGTACATCTACTACCCCAAGCTGGGCCAGGATGACAACAGCGAGTACACCGAGTACCCGACCACGCCGAACGGCATCAAGATCACGTATACGGCGGGCTACGTGACTACGGCATGGGCTACGGCGGAGATCACGGCGAGCTTCGACGTGCCGGCCGACTTGGAGCGGGCAACAGCGATGCTGGCCATGTTGGCCTGGCTCGAGGGCAAGGGCGCCGGGCAGGCGCGGATGGGCATGAAGCGCACAGTGATCGGCGAGCAGCAGATCATCGTGGACCGCCCGGCGAGCGGCCTTGTCGCGGAAGTAGAGGCCATTCTGAGCTGCTACAGGAGGGCATCGCTGTAATGGCGCGAGGACAGCGAGAGCAGGTGCGGGTCGACAAGCTCAACGTCCGCTTGAGCGACTTGATCAGCGGCGTGGCCAAGAGCCATGCCGCGGTTGTGGCCGGCATGAGCCAGGAGCTGCCGGTGAGGTTCGAGCGTGCGGCCAAGACGAACTACGACAAGGTGCTGGGCCGAATCAGCGGCAATCTGTACCGCAGCATCGAGGGCTTTGCGCGCCGCAAAGGTGGCGACCTATGGGAGATCGGGCTGCGCGACAAGATGGCCTATGCCCGCTTCCTGGAGTACGGCACGAAGCGCATCAAGCCTCGGCGGTTCCTGGGCAACCCCATGCGCAGCATCGCCCGCGGCTGGATACGGCGGGTGATCAAGAGGGTTAGCTTCGATGGCTGATCAGACCAGAGACGCGGCGATCACGGCGCTGGAGACGGCGCTGGGGAGTGTGACCGGCGTTAAGACGGTCAGTTCCGAGCTGATCACCTTTGACGCGATCAGTGAGACCGAGATGCCCTATGTGCTGATCGAGGAGTTGGAGGAGGCTGAGATCAATCGGGATGCCACCAGCAAGCGTGAGATTTCACTGCACGTTGCGGTGCACCTGGTGTACGACGACAAGGAGAGCGGCACCGGCGGCGGTCGCGACATGGCAGACAGCATGGTCAAGGTGGTCGAGGCCGCGGCTGCGAATCTGCTGGGCGGCACCGTGATGAACATCTCGGCGGAGCCGGGCCTGCCGCCGATTCAATGGCCGCCGGCCAATATCAGGAAAGTCCGTTCGCGCCGGCTGCTGCTGGTGATCCAGCAGGACTTTGGATAGGAGGAGCAGATGGAACCTGAAGCGAAAAGACGGCAGACGAGGCTGGACCCGGCCGCGGCTCAGCGTAAGACGCGGGCGCATGGACCGGAGGCAGCCGCGGAGCCGCAGTCCGCCGAGCAGGCTGTCAAACCGGCGGAGCCGGTAGCGGAGCCTGCGGCGGAGCAGCCCAAGCCTCAGCCGCGCCGGAGCCGCCGGCCGAAGATCACCAGGGGTGATGTCGGCACCATCCCCCGCGGCTACACCGAGGACGAAGCGAGAGAGTGGATTCACAGCCACAGCCTTGCGCAGTGGAAGGCCATGGGCCAGCCGAAGCGTAAAGCTGCATTGGAGGAACTGAGACATGGGTAACCTGATCACAGCGCTGGACATCGTTGAGGTCGGCGGTGTCAGGATCGTCGTTGAGAACGCCGACTTCAAGGAGCGAGCCTCGTTTGACGAGCCAAACGCGCAGACGCCGGAGCAGCATCGCGATATTGCTCTGCCAGGCGCGCTGTACAGCGTGGGCAGCTTCACGACTCGCGTCAGCGGCTCCGGTGCGGCCGGTACAGCGCCGTTCGACGGCCCGCTGATCAAAGCCGCGGGCATGACGGAGACCATCAACGCCGGGACATCGGTCGTGTATACGCGCGATCCGACGATGGCTGGCACCAAGGTGGACATCGACTACTGGCGCGGCAATGCCTTGCTGGTAGCGCTGGCTAACTGCGTGGTACGGCCTGAGTGGGTGATCGAGCCGAACAAGGCGATGCGCTGCAACTGGCAGGTGCACGGCACGTACACCGAGCCCAGCAGCGGCAGCTCTACAGGTGTGCTGACGACGGCGGCGGCGCGGGCGCCGGTCTGCAAGGGCCTGGCAATCACCATCGGCGGCATCACGATCAAGCTGAAGCGGCTGGTCATCACCATCCCGAATCAGTGGGAGGAGCCTGACGAGGACGCCTGCGGCTCGCACGGGATTATCAACCCGTCGATCTATGAGCGCGCATTCCACGTTGACGCGACGATCCGCGCCCAGCTGCCGGCGACGTCCAACTGGTGGAACAACCTGACGGGCAAGACCAAGATGGCGCTGTCGGCGGTGCTGGGAAGCGACGCAGGCAACATTCTGACAGTCACGGCTGATCTGTACTTCCGCGAGCAGATCGATCCCAGCCAGGCCGCCGGGCGCCATGAGATCACCCTGCCGCTGGCGGTCAGCTATGCCGCGGGCGACACCGGGCTGACGTTGACGTACACCTAGGCCGCGAGCCTGGGTCAGTAGTGTTGTAGGAGGCTGGCAAGATGCAAGCCAAGGCTTTACCCCCCAAAGTAACCGGCGGTTGGATTACCGCACGATGCGATGTGCCTGAGCATCTGCTGGAGCAGGCCAAGCAGAGCTTCAGCGGATTCTACGGAACCTTCTGCGCGGCCCTGGAGAGCCTGCCGGAAGTCGATGCAGCGCTGCGGGAGGCCGCGGCCGATCTGAAGCTCGACATCGAGCACGGCCCGGAGGAGTTCTACCATACGCTCCGCTACGACCCGATCGTGGACTTCGAGCGGAAGCGCAACTGGCACACGGCGCTGATCAATCTGCTGTCGCTGCTGGAGCTCGAGCAGCTTGAGTCGCTGGGCCGCGTGTTCGACTGGGAGCCGAGCGTTCGGTTCAAGATTCGGGAGCTGCACGACCGGCATGCGGAGTACGCGGCGGGTCTGAATATCAGCGGCGACACCGTGAACGTTCGGACGGCGGCGCGTAGCTGGGCGCGCGTGGCATTGACTCACATTGAGGGCCTGACTGATCCGGAGACCGGCAAGGACTATGAACTGAGCTTCCAGAAGGTCACCATCGACGGCAAGAAGGTGCGGGTCGTTACCACTGCCTGCGCCGACCGGCTGCCGCAGCTGCTGCTGCTGGAGGTCATGCAGGCGTGCCGCGATGCAACCGGCCTGAGCGAGGAGGAGGTGGAGGACGTGGTTTTTCCCTCAGGCTCAGCCTCAGCCTCCAGTGTCCCAGGGAGTGCTCAGGCCAAGGACAAGATGAGCGAGACTGTCCCCACCACTGCCTCCAGGGACTCCTCAAGATCGGAGAGCGACGCGTAGGAGACGCCATTGAGGACATCATTGCCACAGGCTGCCCGTTCCGCGACGTCAGCGAGTTCGCCGTGCGCGTGCAGCGGCTTTACGGCTACTACAGCACGGGTCATCTGCTGCGAGCGGGCGGTCTTGTTGATCAGCCCCTGTGGTATCTGGCCGCGATGCGGCTGGCGGATTCAGTAGTGAAGGAGCATCAGCGCGAGGAGCAGGAGGCCGCGCGCCGTGACATGGAGAGCAAGCTTAGACGGTAATGGGTAGCGATACCGAACAGAAGATTCTGGAGGTCGTGCTGGAGCTGAACGACAAGTTCAGCGGCGGTCTGGCCAATACCAACAGGCAGATCGGCGGCCTCGCCGGCAACCTCCAGAAGACCGGCCGGGCGATGAAGGCCGTGGGTACCAGCATGAGCCGGTACGTGACGGTGCCGATCCTGGCTGCCGGCGGAGCGATTATCAAGCTGGGCCTGGACTTTGACAAGTCGATGCGCCGCGTCAAGGCGCTCAGCGGTGCCACCGGCGAGCAGTTTGAACAGCTGAGGCAGCAGGCAAAGGACCTCGGCGCGACGACGGTATTCACGGCCAATCAGGCCGCGGAAGCGCAGGGCTTCCTGGCGATGGCCGGCTTCAAGACGAACGAAATCCTGGGCGCCATGCCCGGCACGCTTGCCATGGCTGCCGCGGGACAGGTCGATCTGGCACGCGCAGCCGACATCGCGAGCAATATCCTCACCGGCTTCAATTTGGAAGTAAAGGACATGGGCCGCGTGTCGGATGTGCTGACCAACACCTTCACTAGTGCGAATGTCGATCTGGAGATGCTCGGCGAAACAATGAAGTACATAGCACCTGTTGCTGCGGGTGCCGGTATGCAGTTCGAGGAAATTGCGGCCGCAGTAGGTCTGATGGGTAACGCCGGTATTCAGGCTAGCCAGGCCGGTACTTCATTGCGCATGGGCATCCTGTCGCTCATTGATCCGGGAGATAAAGCAGCGGCCATCATGAAGGAGCTGAAGCTCCAGGTAATGGATTCCGAAGGCGCCATGCTGCCTCTGGTCGACATCATTCGCCAACTGGAAATCGGCTTGGGGGAAATGGGCGAGGCTCAGCAGATGGCCACTCTGAAGACCTTGGTTGGTCAACGCGCCGCGTCGGGGTTTGCCGGCTTGATCTCACAGGGCAGCGAGGCGCTGAACGAGTTGACACAGTCCAACTTAAACGCCGCGGGCAAAGCGCAAGAGATCGCCGAGGAGATGATGACGCCGTGGGAGCGGTTCAAGTCCGCGGTGCAGGGCGCGGGGCTGGCGATCTCCGAGTCCGGCCTGCTGGACGATTTCACCAGGATCATCACGAAGCTCACCGACTATCTCCGGAAGATAGCGCAGGCCAGCCCCGCAACCCTGCGGTTTGCCACTGGGCTCGCAACAGTAGCGGCCATCGCGGGGCCGGCGCTGATGGTCATCGGGCAGATGAGCATCGGAATCGCGGCACTGTCACGCGGCATGGTTGGCTTTACCGCGGGCATCAACGCGTTTCTGGCCGGTCCTGGTTGGGGCTTCAATGTCTGGCTGGCGAAGGCGACGGGGACTGCGGCCGGTGGCGCGGGAGCGCTCGGCCTACTCGCCGCTCTTACAGCGCTGGCGGCAACTGTCTGGACCATCAACATCAAGTATGCGATCGAGAACTGGGACCCATCGGCAAGAGCCGCTGAGGACTTCCAGCGAATGCTGCGAGAGCGGGTGGGACCGGAAGGCGAGACGGCCTGGGATATGGCTACCGACTTCCAGAAGGGCGAGGCTGCATTGGAGTACGCGATGCAGGACGCGGCTCCCCGGCTCAAGACGAACTTTGCATCGCTCTGGGAGGGGCTGAAACTCGTCTATGACCAGAGCTGGTTCCATACCACTGCCGACAAGGATATCCAGGCTGCGCTCGATGCGATTGCCCAGCTGTTCAGCAGTGGCACGGGACCTATCGCTGCTGAGTGGGACGCGTTCTGGCAGGGCTGTAAAGAGATCTACGACACGAGCTGGTTCCATACCGTCGCCGATGTCTGGATTCAGGAGAAGCTGGATGCCATTGCGGCGTTCTTCACCAATGCCAAGACGACCATTCCGCAGTTGTGGAATGACATGTGGACTGCTCTGAGGGATACAGCCACAAGCTGGGGCCAGCAGATTGTCGACAAGGTGACGTGGTTCAAGGAGAAGGTACAAGGCGTCTTTACGTGGCTGAAGGATGTGGTAGTCGGTCACTCGATCTGGCCGGACATGTGGGGCAAGATGCTCAATGTCACGGTTGCCTATGCAGCTGACATCGAGTCTGAAGTATCCACGATGAGCGGCAACATCCTGGACGAGATTCGTACGCTGGAGGACACGTCGGTCGCCAGCTTCGAGCATATGGGCTGGGCGATGGCGGATGCATTCCAGCGGGCCGGCCAGCAGGTGGCGGCAACGCTGGCCGGAATCGCACAGCAGGTCGCGGGAGTGGCGACCACGCTGCGCCAGCAGCTGAGCGATGCGATTGCGGGCGCGGTTGAAGCCGCCAATCAGGCGATGATCGCGGGCGGTACCGGCTGGGAGACCGCGGCCGCGGGGCTCGATACCGAGGAGGGTATCCTGCGCGGCGACAACGGCGAAATCCTGATGCAGGGCGGGCAGTACACGATGGCCGGTCTCGAGGCGTTGAAGGCTGCGGGCGTCGACATCAGCGAGATGCTGTCGATGATCAACACCTACGAGCCGCAGTATCAGAATCCGCTGGCTACGTACAGCCGGTCAGGTCTGGAGAACCTTGGTCTGCTGGGCGGTTGCGGGCCCGGCGGTTGAGGCGTGCCGTCCCCTCAGGATGAGGGGCTATTCGGTACGGATCAGCAGGGACAGCAGCAGGTTGCCCAGGACACGGCGCGCGGAATGCGGCAGCAGGGCTCGATGCTGGGCGGCATCCTGACGGAGAGCCTGGGGCGCAGCATCGGCGAGGCGTTCCGCACCCACGACTGGTCAGGCGTCGCCGACGAGCTGGCTAACACGATGAGCCAGCTGTTCAGCCAGGTGTTCAGCGGGATGGGGCCGTTCGGCGGCTTCGTCGGCGGGATATTCGGCGGCTTGTTCGGTGGCGTGCTCGGCGGCCTGTTCGGTGGCGGCGGTAGCAGCAGCCGGCGCGGCGAGTCCATGAGCAACCCGATGTACACCTATGATGTGCGGGCCGAGTCGCTGCTGACCGAGCTGCTCAATGCCACCAAGCTCCAGCGCCTACAGATGGCCGCGGCGGGCGGCGCTGACGCCGGTGACCTGCAAAGCGACATCTACCTGATGGGCGGTGACGATCTTGGCTAGCGATGCTGTGAGCAGGACAGTCAGGATCACGCAGACGGACGGTGCACCCGACTACTGCCGCCGCGACAACGGCGTCGGCTTCGATGACTACGACAGTGACATCGGCGACCTGAGCGGTGCTGGCAACCCGCTATGGGGCGGCGCGGCACACGTCATGTACTTCGGCGCCGACGCCAAGTTCATGTCCATGGGCCTGCGGCTGGTCAGCGCGCCGAGCATCGGCGCGATCACCTGGGAGTATAGCGACGGCGCTGCGGGCTGGGTTGCCTTCAACGGCAGCAACCCGTTCCACGATTCGACCAGCGACTTCACCGTCGACGGCTTCATGGCGTGGCAGGACCCGCCGGGCGCATCGGCCTGGGGTAAGAACACCGTTGACGGCACAGAAGCATACTGGATCAGGGCCAGCATCGGCGGCCATACCGGCACCGGCAACTTCCTCAACTTCCTGCGCAACCAGACGCTCCAGGGACCGCTGCGGCTGGCGGCACAGATCCCGGCGGGCAATGTGTTCCGCGACATCAGCGACGATTTGCAGAGCGCTGATGTTGCCTATACCGGGCCCACCACGCTGACTATCAGCTGCAAGCTCAAGGCGACGATTCACCCGACCACGCTCAAGGGCGGCCCGAACCTCGCGCTGCTGCATTACTGGTGGCAGAACCGCGCCGCGCTGTTCATCGAGGACCTGGCGCAGTCTACGGCGCCGCCTGATCTCGACTGCGAGAGCTACTGGAAAGACTACACCGGCAGGCTCAGCAAGGGCGCCGGTGATCACATCGCGCCGTTCAAGATGAGTAGCAGCGGCTATGAGCTGCACTTCATGATCTCAGCTGTAACGGCGGTGCTGGAATGAGCATCACCATCACATTCACCAACCCTGAGGAGAACTACAACGGTGGCGGCGGCTGCTCGGCAGCGGTGCCGGTGGCCACTCTGGAGCCGGTCTACGAGCTGGGAGTGGTCAGCAGCTGTACTCTGACGATCGCGCACGACGTCAGCAGCAAATACGGGCTGGAGACGGACGATGCGAATAACCCGTGCCAGGTCAACAGCACGGCGCTGGTAGCTGTCGACGGGAGCACCGTGCTCCGCGGCCGCGTGGCCGACAAGCCGAAGCACGTGCGAGTCGTCAACGATCAGCGGAACACCGTCACGTACCTCTCCGTGAAGCTGGAGGGCAACGAAGCCGCGCTACTCGATGCGGTCTGCCCCGATGCCAGCGGCAACGAGAGCTGGACCATGGCGACGGACACCTATCAGGTGGGCGCCGCCGGCGCCATGCCGCTTAAGGCCAGCAGCAGCTACGGCACCTTCGCCAGCGATACGCTGTGGCCTGATCCCGCCGACGCCGAGGGTGCGAAGTGCTACATCAGCGACGCCAAGAGCCCGTCAGATACGATCAACGCGCAGATTCTGATCGGCGCGGCCTGCCCGTTCTACATCGAGTTCACGGCGACCGACCAGGGCTTCCCGCCGCAGTTCTGGCTGAAGATCAACGCCGAGTGGTTCTACTGCGAGGGCTACGACGCGACGGGCGGCGGCGGGCGGTACCGCACGCAGGCCATTGCCCGCGCGGAGCTGGGTACCGCTGCGGCCGGTCACGCCGCCAACGACACCGCCTACGCGAAGGTCGCTAAGAAGATCGGCCCGCAGACACCGGTGCTCTACCGCGATGATGGCGGCGGTGCCGTCAAGATGCGGTACGACAAGGACTACAAGGTTCTCACGGGATACGGCTGCTTCGTGCTGGTGGGCCTTGATGCCGGCGCGGATACCTTCACCGGCACATACAGCGTGTACGACGAGGATAAGTCCCTGGACGCGGGTAGCAACGTGGTCTATCTGGAGGATGTGGTCCAGGTGCTTGTCACCGGCCCGGCTGCCTACGGCGGCGCGGGCTTCGCGGCGGGCGACTGCGACTTCGACGCGCTGGAGATCGGCATCACGCGGATCGACTACGACCCGGAGAAGTGGCCGCAGACGCCGTGGAACGCAATCCAGCATCTGATCCGGCTGCTCAAGCTTGAGGATGAGATCGGCTTCTGGTTCAAGCACTCGACGGGCAAGTTCCGGCTGGCGCAGATCGGCAATGCCGGTGCACCTGATCTGACCATCACCGGCGGTATCCAGCAGGTGCAGGCGGACATGAGCCTGCGCGATGTGTACTCAGCTGTTCGGGTCGCCTACACGTACGACCAGGACCCGAACCTGATCAAGCAGGAGCATAGCTACCACTGCGAGCCGGCGGCGGCAGGGGCGCAACCGGACCGCTGGCTCAAGGTCACCGCTGGCGGTGAGGACTGGCATACGGATGAGTATGTGGAGTACGCAACCGGTGATCCCGCAGATACGGACTTCGGCGTGGACATGCTCACGGATGGCAAGAACGAGACCAAGCTGATGGCCGACTACGAGCACGACCCAGGCGGGGAGTTCGACTTCTGCCACTTCTGGTTCGGCGACGGGGCGCCGACGATTCGCCTGGACTACCTCGATCTGTGGGTCAATGCGTACCGCGCGATTACCAGCGACCGCAGCACCCGCAACGACGAGGGTGAGTTCGTGGTCCGCGTCGACGGCTGTGCTGACTACGATACCGCCACGCATGCACCGACAAGCGGCGTCTGGTACGAGCTGGGCGGCGCGATCATGGGCGTGCCGTCGCGCGATGGGACGGCGGTCGAGCTGGAGATGAGCAGCTTCATCGTTCGCCAGGTCAACGCGATCCGGATTGTGTTCGAGTACATGGCCGGACCGGTCGACGGCGGCGACCAGTACTGGGCCTGCGTGCACCAGCTGATCGTGCAGGGCAACGTGACGAAGTATGCGCTGGTGCAGACGACGGATAACGCCGCGCTCAAGACAGAGCCGGAGTACATCTACAACGTTGGCGCCCATACGAAACTGCGCGGGGGGATCAACTCCAGCGGCAGCGCCGGCTGCCCGCGGGTGAAGTCCATCAAGAACATCGGCCCGGCCAGCGACGCGGCGGCACTGACCATCGGACGCGCCTACCTGCGCAACGCGCTGAAGCTGTACAGCATGCGGCAGTATCGCGGCTCCGGAGCGCTGAGCGCGTGGCCTGAGCTGGGCGACACGATTGCGATTGACGAGGACAGCAGCGGCGCCGCGGACTACACCGGCGTCTGCCGGATGTTCAAGCCGACGATCCGGCCCGGCAAGCGCACCTACCAGCTGCGGGTGCTCGACTACGACGCGAGTGACATCGAATGACCCAGGACAGCAAGATCAAGCGGGTGAAGCGGCCGGCGGCCGAGATACTGGCGCTGCTCAAGCAGGGCCAGGACTACGAGGCTACCGAGCTGGCGGACGTGAGCGCCGGTACTGTGGTCTACGCTGACAATGAGCCGGGCGGCGGCGGCGGCGCGGAGATGAGCCAGATTAAGCAGAGCTGCGCCGACAACGCGACGACCGACATCATCCTGGGCAGCTCCAGCCTGATTATCGCGGCGCTGCTGATCTACCGCGGCCACACGGACAACGCCGGTACGGAGTACTTCGAAAGCGGCTTCTGTGTGGTGTGGCATGACGGCACCAACGGCGAGGTGGTCGGGCCGTACCGCAACTACACGGACGCCGGCTACTGCCTGGACGATGACGCGCCGATCGCGGCCGATCTCAACGGCGGCAACCTGCGGATCAACGTGACTACTAAGAATCGGGGCGCGGCCTGCGACTTCCGCGCGACTTTCATCATCGTGGAGGCTCAAGCATGAGACTGCTAACCCTTATGATCGCGCTCACGGCGCTGTGGCTGAGCTGCGCTTGGGCTGGCGAGAATCGTATCCAGGGCGATCCGGTGGTCATCGGTCAGGGCAACATCGAGCTGGGCGACAGCGACACCGCTGGCACCTGTAAGTGGTTCGACGTTGACGGCGCGTGGTTCAAGATCACCGCCGCCGACATGGCCGCTAACTTCACCTATGTCTGGCCAGTAGACGACGGCGACGCCGACGAGGTGCTCCAGACGGACGGCGCCGGCATTCTGACGTGGGCCGATGTATCCGCCGCGCTGGAGGACGGAACGGCTGACGGCCAGATGCTCTTCTGGGATACGGACACATGGAAGCACACGGAAGTGGGCGAGCTGGTCTGGGATGACACTAACAAGTGGATGGGCATTGGGCAGGACACGCCGCTCAGCCCGCTGCACGTCCGCGATGCGGCGAGCAACGATCTGGCGATGCTGGAGTATGACAACAACGGCGCCAGCGGCCCGAAGCTGGAGTTCTACCTGAACTCCGACACGCCAGCCGACAACGATGTGGTCGGCGTGCTGGAATTCAGCGGCGAGGACTCCAACAGCGACATCGAGGACTATGTGCGCATCACCGCCTACGCCGAGGACGTGACGCACGATGCGGAGGACGGCGGGCTGGCCATCGAGGTGCAGGTGGGCAGCACGCTGCAGAACGTCTGGGACTGCTGGCCGGACGAGGTGCTGATTAACGGCGACGGCGTGGACATCGACTTCACCGTCGAGGGCGAGAACGATACCAACCTGCTGTGTACGGACGCCGCGAACGACCGTATCGGCGTCAGCGACTCAACGCCGGACGCGCTGGTGGACATCGACGGCAACGACACGACGGCGGACCCGACGCTGCTGGTCGAGCGCGACCTAGCCAGCGGCAGCACGGACAGCCCGGTAGTAACGATCCACCAAGACAACGCGGGGGATGACCAAGACGCGCTCAGCGTACAGCAGGACTGCGACGCCGACGCCGTTGTTGCCGTTGCGCAAGCGGGGGAAGCGTTCTCGGGGCTCAGCACGGATGGCTACGCCGTGCTTGGTTGGAGCATCAATGACGATGGAATAGTTGGCTCGTCAACGAGCGCGGCAAACGACGACTACTCCATTAAGGCACTGGAACACACCTACCTCGCCAACTACGCCGACTACTACACGGCGCACGCCCTCGCCCCCATGACGGCCCCACCAGCCGATACGCTGCGCACCTACGCGGACACGACCCTGACCAGCCGCCTCTACGCGAAAGACTCCAGTAGTAACGAGATTGACCTGAGCATTCAGTCTGACCACGTATTCCAAGGCCAGTGGCTCGCGGACACTGAGGATGAGACGTGGGAGGACGCCGCGCAAGACCTCATCGCCTGCGAAGCGACGGCCAGCCGCAAGTATGACTTCGACTTTGTGAACATGCAGCAGGACGCGAGCTATGGGCAGTGGGTGTGGGACGCGGTGCGGGCGCAGATGGCGCTGAACTGGGCGCAGTGCCAGTTTGCCACCGGCGGGCAGATCGACTACAACGGCTGCACGGACCTCACGCTGCGGGCGCTGGTCTGGGTCAACTGCGCGACGGCCGAGGGCGCGGCACCCGGCGGCACGTACTGGGACTCGATCAAGTTCTACGTCACGGAATCCAACGGCGAGGACAACGACACGGTGAGCGCCGACCTGCAAGGCCAGACGAGCAACGGCGCTTGGACCATCATCGAGGCGGACGTGGATGTAAGCGCGTGGAGCATCGGTGCGGAGGAGGCGCTGCGCGTCGGGCTGGTGTTCGTTGGCGAGGACGTGGCGGACCCCGGCATGGACCCGCAGACAACGTGGACCTACGAAGTGCGCATCGAGTGGATCAAGGTCACGCAGTGGGTGGAGTGAGCAGGAGGGCTAAGCGATGACGGCAGCAGGCAGTAGTCACGAGCACCCGGAGCTGGAGCGTCGGATCGGCGAGCTGCGCGAGGATCAGCAGCGCGACCGCGACAACCTGTTCAAGATCGCGAACGACACACGGGAGCGAGTGGCGAGTGTCGAGACCAAGGTCGATCTGATGCATGGCGATCTCAAGTCCCTCGCTAGTGACGTGCGCAATGGCAAGACCCGCCGCGGCGACAGCTGGCAGCGGGCGACTTGGACGGTGATCGTGCTGGCGATCACGATCCTGCTGGCGGTCATCGGCTGGACGGTGGCGATCGCCAAATGAAGTGTGCAAATAGTGTGACGGATTCTGTGACTGAATCCGTGAAGGAGCAATCGTATGCGAGTGTTTGTTGTAGCGATCATGGCCCTGCTGGTGGGAGTGCTGGCGGGCTGTGACAAGAACGACCGCGGCAAGCTGGAGCAGCTGGCGGCAGCGCTAGCGCCCACACTGATCGGCGAGGCCGAGGACTTCCTTAACAGCGGCCAGTGCCGCGACGCGCTCGGAACCGAGGGCCACGACCTGGCACTACTGGCAGCCAACTATCTCACGCCGCGGCTGCTCAACAAGGCATCGGAGCTGGCGGCCGGCGAAACGCCGATCAGCCTGGGCCACGACTGGATCAGCCGCGAGTACCCTACCGTCGGCGCGATGATCTACCGCGTCAACGACTACGGGATCGCAGAGGGTCTATGGCCGCGGCTGGAGGTCTGGCTGCGCGACAAGGGCTACCTGGGCGAAACGACGTTATATCAGGCTGTCACCGGGGAGTACATCAGCTTCCGCGTCGAGTTCAGCGACGATGACCTGGAGGAGCTGGCCGAGCTGGCACCGCGCGCGATCATCGAGGAGTACTATGCCGTCAAGTACGCGGCCAAGGCCGCTGAGCCGCCAGTGGATACCAGCGAGGGCATCGAAGTAGGGGGTGAGTAGCCATGGCGACCGCTGCTGACATCCGCGAGGGTGACGTGCTGGCCTTTGGCGGCAATCCGTGCAACATCGGCCACCTGATCATCATGCTGCTTCAGCAGGCGAACGGTGGTGACAATGACGGCGCGTGGCGGGCAGTACACGTCGGCATCGTCGTTACGTGGATGGGACGGTTGTTCCTCGCGGAGTTTCTGCTGCTTCGCATCTTGCCCTGGCCGCGGGGCGGGATGCGGCTGACGCCGCTTGAGCGGCGGTTGGCCGAGTACCCGCATGGGATCGTGCATCTGCCACTGGACGGCGACGCGCGGGCCCGGCTGGACAGTGACCGCCTGACCGAGATCACCGTCAAATCACAGTCCTTCTACTACAACATCTGGGGCCTCGTATTCGCGGTTCTCCGCTGCTTCATCGGCTGGCGGCGCCCCGGCAGCTACTTTTGCTCCGAGTGGGTACGCGCCGCGCTCAGCTACGCCCTGGCCTGGAACGGCAGCCGGAAGCTGCTGGTCCGCCGCGGCGGCAGGCTGATGTTCATCGAGGCGCGCGTGGAGCCCCAGCGATACAGCCCGTGGGATATCTGCCGGGCTCCAGTATTCGGTGATGCGGAGGTAGTCAGCGCGTAGTGGATCACAGAGCGATAGTCGAGCGGCTTTGCCGCGAGCGGCGCGATCTCGTTAGCCAGGGCTACGACAATGCGCTCGGCTATCTCTCTGGGCTGCTGCCCGAGCTGGAGATTCACGGCTATCCCAGCGGCACCGAGGTCTGGAACTGGATCATCCCCGATCGCTGGGAAGTGGACGCGGCCTGGGTGGCGGCGCCGGACGGCCGCCGGATCATCGACATTGACCAGCACGGCCTGCACGTCGCGTCGTACTCTCAGCCGATCCGCCGGCGTGTGAGCCACGGCGAGCTGATGGCGCATCTGATCACGCGGCCCGATGCAGCGGATGCTGTCCCCTTCGGCTACAGGTACTACCGCGACGACTGGGCCTTCTGCCTTCAGCACAACCGCCTGCCGGAGCTGTGCCACGAGTACTACGACGTGCTGATCGACTCGCGCTTCGAGCCCGGCCGGCTCAAGGTCGGCGAGGTCTACCTGCCCGGCGCGGAGCGCGACGAGATAGTGCTGATCGGCCATCTGTGCCACCCGTTCCAGGCAAATGACAATGCCAGCGGGATCGCCGTCCTGATGGGGCTGGCCGACAAGCTGCGGAACGCGGTGCACCAGTACAGCTACCGGATCATCCTCTGCCCCGAGACCATCGGCAGCATTGCCTACCTGGCCCACAATGAGCACCTGCTGCATCGGATGCGGTACGGCATCGCGCTGGACATGCTGGGCAATTCGAACCGGCTGATCGCGCAGCTGACGCCGGGTGGCAATACGCAGCTGGACAGGGCCGCGGAACTGGTGATCGGCGAGTGCGCGCCGTATCGGATGGTCATCGGCAACGACGAGCGGGTGCTTAATAGCGTCGGCGTGCGAGTACCGACGATCAGCATTTCGCGGGCTGCGCGCTGGGGAGAGACGAGCGAGCTGCCCTTCAGGGGCTACCACAGCAGCATGGACACGCCGGATGCGCTGGACTACGACCTGCTCGCCGAAGCGCAGGACGCCGTGGAGTGGATTCTGACGCTGCTCGACGTCAACTTCAGTCCGCAGTCGCGCTGCCGCGGGCCGATCATGCTGAGCAGGCACGACCTGTGGATCGACCCAGGCGACGACCACGAGCGCGGGATACAGATGCAGATGGTGCTGGACCTGCTCGACGGCAAGCACACGGTAATCGACATCGCCCATCAGGTGGGCATCGACCCGGCGGAGCTGCTGGCGTGGCTCTACCGCATGCGAGAGAAGGAGTTGATCGGCTAGGAGGCGCGGATGAAGAAGCTGAAAGATGTACATGACGTCGTTTTTATGGAGCAGCGCGACGATGCAGGCAACCTGGTTGAATTGCGGATCAGGGCGGTCAACAGCCGCGAGGGCAGCATTGATCTAGCGCTGCTATCCGTGCGTCCAGTCCTTGGAGGCGACGGCCAACCCGCTCTGCAGTTGGACCAGCTGAAACTGCATGATACGGATGTACTTGATCTGCGCGCCGCGCTGAATCGGCCAGTTCTGCTGAACGTCCGCCGTGATGAAATCGACGCGGAGTGGCGTCAGCACGAGGAGCTGCTGGCGAAGATGAGGGAAGCGGAGCGGCAATCAGGGGAGGCGGATACCAGTGGCCGCTGACTACCAGAGCCTCTATAACGAGCAGTACTTCGCGGCCTACGTTGATGATCCGGCGCGCGACGAGATGCAGCGGCAGGAGTTCCACCAGCGGCTTGAGAAGTGGCTTAACGCGTACTGGCAGCCTGCGGTGGATCGGGCGTTGAAGGCCGAGAATGGCAGTGCGGTGATTGGGCATGTGCTCGATATCGGTTGCGGCCTGGGCCGATTCCTGGATTGGTACTTCGTGGACGTCAGCCGCTACATCAATGTGGATGATGTAGGTATCGGCGCGATTACTGACTTCGTAGGTTGGCACAAGTACGGCATCGAGATCAGCGAGCATGCGCGGGCCATCGCCAACAAGAAGGGCATCCGGTTTCACTGGCTGGAGGGCAAGCCCGAGCAATTCGACCTGATCATCCTGCGCGGCAGCCTGCAACACCTCGACCGCCCGCTGGATACGCTGCACAACTGCTACGAGTGGCTGAAGCCCGGCGGGCTGATTGCGCTGCTGGCTACCCCGAACGCGGGCAGCGTGGTCTACCGGCTCTGGGGTAGCATGCCGATGCTGGACCCGGCGCGGAACTTCGTGGTCTTGAGCGACGCGCAGCTGACGAACTGCCTGAAGCACATCGGCTTTGACGTGCTGGAGGTCCACTATCCGTACAGGGGGACGCCGTATGCGAGGCCGCTGCGCGACGCCTGGCGGTTTGCGCTGCGGCTGCTGGGTATCCGGCGGCTGCCGTTCGCGTGGCCGCGCAACATGATGGAAGTATACGCCCGCAAGCCGGGCGGGGAGCAGTGATGCACGAACGTGTCTATTGGTTCATATCTGGTGCCATCCTTGGCGCATTTCTCAGCGGGGTCTATGTGACATGGAGATTGACAGGGGGGCTCTGGTGATGGATGGGCGCATGTTCGAAGGCGTATTCGTAATGGCGGCGGCCGCGTTGATCGCGATTCCACTTGCCATCTGGAAACTAATCGACATCATCATCTGGCTTTGCCAGCATGTGAGTTTTGGCTTTCAATAATCATCTAAGTATGGAGGTTTCTTATGACCGGTAATATGGTCGGCGAAACACCTTGTTGCACCATCGGTGGACCGGACCTTAGCGGGCCCGGTACCGGTGTCATGGTCTCTGGCTCGGTGATCCGTACCCGATATGTGGGCGAAGGAGAGCCGTCGCCTGGGACCGTACAGACGGTGCAGTACAGCATTGCGCTACTGCAAACGACCAGCATCATTCAGCTCAACCTCCCAGAGCGTGACTGGAATGCTGGTGACATCGTCAATCTGACGATTGAGAAGCACCAGGAGTAGATCGTAGGACGGGGTCGGCGGTGGCCGGCCCCGATACCGTCATATGAGCCGTGACATCTTCGAGCATCTGGGGGAGCTGGGCGTCACCAACCCCAGCTTCATCGTGGCCAGCGGGCCCTGCGGCCGGCCGCACTACGATCAGATCCCGGCTGGCTACTTCATCGCGGCGATCAACAGCGCCATCCTGCTGCCGCTGAAGTTCAGCCTGTGGATATGTACCACGCCCGCCGCGCACGTGCTGGACCTGCCCTGGTGGCCGGTCGGACTGGACAGCGGGGTACCGAGTCTGATGCGCCGCAACCCGGCCAGCGTGCCGCCCTACGGCGAAGTCCCGATGCGCAATGAGCGGGCCACGTACACGATGCGCGGCCACTCGATCAAGCGCCACGCCCTGCCGGATGGCGCAGATACGCTCGATGAAGGAGCCAGCAGCGGGGGTGTAGGAATTGCGCTGCTGCACCACGCGCTGCTGGAGCAGTTCCCGGACGGCCCGCGCGAGATCATCACCTGCGGCTTCGAGCTGATGGGCCGCGCGCACTTCGACGGGTCGGTCACGTGGCATGGCGAGGGCGACGGCTGGGCTACTCGCCGCGAGCACGCCAATAAGCTGATCCGCCGCGCCGCCGAGCTGGGTACGCGGGTGCGGTCGCTGTCGCCGGTACATCCCGAGCTCGAGCTGGAGCGCGTACCGGAAGCCGAGATCGCCGGCTGGCAGGAGGCCGCGTGCAGCTGATCAGTACATGCACCGATCGCGACAGCCCGCTGATCGACCGGCGGCTGGCCGTATCGCGGTTCCTGGGTAAGCAGATCAGCCGCGGCCGCTGGCCCGAGCTGTTCCCATTCTTCGCCGAGGTCCACGAGCTTGACGAGCGCGGCAAGAATGACGATCAGCTGCTGGCCGAGTGCCAGGACGCGGGAATCGATACGTTCATGGCGCATGAGTACATGGCCCACAGCGATGCGCGCCGGCGCCGGTTCCGGCAGGCCGGCCTCAGGTACTGGCACATCGGGCTCGGCGTGGCTGCGCACTACCGGACCGCGCGGATCGACTGGGCGATGTACGAATCGGACACCTGGCTCAGGCACGCCACCAGCCCGGACAGGCTGCCGGCAGCCAGCGCGATCCCGGCGGACAGCCCGATCAAGCGGGTACTCGTGATCGGGCAGGTCCACGGGGATCAGGCCCAGCAGTATGGTGGGCTGGGCTTTAACAGCTGCCTGCTGATGAGCGAAGTCCGCGATCTGTTGCCGGACGCCGAGATCAGGTACCGCCCGCACCCGGAGTCCCTGCGGGCCGTCCCCGAGCACAAGATCACCGTCGACACGACGTGGTACCCCGACCCGTACCTTGCCTGGCCCGACGAGGATGTACTGATCTCGCAGAACCGCACGCTCGCTGACGATATCGAGTGGGCGGACGCCTGCGCGACGATCAACAGCACTGCCGCGTATGAGTCGCTGCTGGCCGGCGTGCCGGTCTACCACGCCGGGATACCGCTACTGCACGAGCATCCGGGCGGCTGCTTCAGGCTCGGCCAGCTGGCGGACGGCAAGCGGTACGTGAGCCGCGACTACCAAGACCGGCTGCGCGGCCGTCTCAACGAAATGCAGGGGCAGGTTTACGGCCTAGGCCCGGAGCTGTTCCTGAAGCATGAGCTGTACATGCTGGGCGACTGGACCGGCGAGGCCGTAGCCCCGCGGCCCAAAGTCCGCGGGCGGTGCCTGGGCGACCTGGACAGCTTCCGGCAGGCGTTCGATCCCGGCAGCCACGTGCTGATCTGCGGTACCGGCCCGTCGCTACACCGCGCCAGGGACATCAACCTGAAGGGCTACACCGTGATCGCCGTCAACAGCGCCTGCAATCTGGTCGATCCGGACCTGCTGATGCTGATGAACGTCAACTGCTGGCGGTACCCGCTGATCTGGGAGCACCTGCGCGGGCGCATGCACCTGCTGAGCGACCTGCTGGCGGCGAACGCCGGGCGCTATCCCTACGACTACCACACCTTCAAGCACCTGCCGCCGGTCGATGATCCGGTATTCGAGCCGTGGCTGCTCAGCAGCAGCGCGGGGGTCGCGTTCCGCGCGATTCAGCTGGCCGCGAGCTACCCGCAGGTCAAAGCGATCCACATGGTTGGCCTGGATAGCTACAACTGGCAGGTGCACTGGCAGCACGTGGACAAGGCGCCGGACGGCCCACCGTTCAAGCCGTATGGCGCCAAAGTGCGGGCGGCGAACAAGCTGATCCGAGCCCTGAGGACTCGGATCGACTTCGCACACTTCGGGCCTACGAGCCTGAAGGTCAAGGTGAAGTGAAGGAGGAGACCATGCCGTTTGATCCGATTGCGACACTCAGGGGAATCGACCCCGAGCTGCGGCCGATGCTGCGCGTTGGTGTGCGGCCCGGCTGGCATGTGCGGCTGTACCGCCGCTGTCTGGCAGCCGCCGGGTATGAGTCGGCGCTGATTCCGGAAGGCGACGAGCCGGAGTTCAGCACCTTCAGCCTGGCGCTCGATGAGATCACGCGCAACTACCAGGAGGACTGCGGGCTGGTGGTAGACGGCATCGCGGGCCCGGTGACACTGGCGACTCTGGCGGGCGAGGTACCGCCGAAGCCGCGCGTGGTACCGGACAAGCCTGACGGCCTGGGCTACCAGCTGCGGCAGTCGATCGTGCACGTGGCGCGGTACGCCTGCGATGTGCTGCGGATCAGAGAGGTCGGCGGGCCTAATAGCGGGCCGATGGTGGAGGCGCTGCTGGATCATGCTGGTGCGCCTGATCATTCGCAGTGGCCCTGGTGCGCGGCAGCCCAGCATGCGTTCATTGACTACGGCTATCTGCTGCTGGGGTTGTTCATGCCGGATGTCCCGGTGGCGCCCGGCGTGCCGGAGCTGAGCTGCTCGATGATCCACCGCTGGGCCGAGCAGAACAAGCGGCTGCGGCCCACGGCTGAGGCGCGGCCGGGCGATGTGTACCTGTTCGCCGGCGGCGGCAGCGGCTGGTACCACGTGGGCCTGGTTGAGCAGGTGGGCGAGGACGGCGAGCTGACTACCATCGAGGGCAACACCAGCGCCGACCCGCGGAACATCAGCGAGGACGCTGACGGCGACGGCGTGTACCGCAGGCTGCGGCCGGTGAGCCGGTATCCGGGCGCGGTAGTGAGCGTGACGTAGTGCATTAGCATTGACCAGTACTGGGCTGCTGAGCAGTACTGCTCGGGCTGGCTATACTGGTCCTGTGAGTGAAACCCCCGCAGAGCGGGGGTGTGGCTCGTTCCGGAAGCACCGTCAAGCACCAAGGGAACGAGCGGTTACATCGTAGACGAGGTGACCGTATCGTGTCCAGCAGTGCGGAATCCCTCATCGATGATCCCGTCGATGAGGCTGTCCGGATTACACGGATGTCGCTGACGGAGCTGAAGCCAGCGCCACACAATCCACGCACGATCAGCGACGCTGCCCTGAAGGGGCTGCGCGCGAGTATCCGGCGGTTCGGGCTGGTGGAGCCTATCGTCTGGAACAAGCGCAGTGGGCAGGTGGTAGGCGGCCACCAGCGGATCAAGGCGCTACAGGCCGAGGGGGTAGATGTAGCGGACGTCGTGATCGTGGACCTGGACGAGACTGACGAGAAGGCGCTGAATCTGGCGCTAAACAACCCAGCGATTGCGGGCGAGTTCACGCTGGACGTGCAGGCGCTGATTGGTGAAGTGCAGGCAGTGCAGCCGGGGCTGGTGCCGGAGCTGCGATTCGATGCGCTGCTGGAGCAGGCCGGTATGTTCGAGGTCGGCGAAGCTGAAATGCCTGAGCTGCGCAGTGGCGACCGCGAGCCGTTCCAGCAGATGACCTTCACGCTGGCTGATAGCCAGGCCGAGTGCGTGAAGGCTGCGCTGGCAAAGGCGAAGGCAGCGGGTGCATTCAACGGCACCGGTAACGAGAATAGCAACGGGAACGCGCTGGCTCGCATCGTGGAGGATTACCTTGGGCAGGGCTAAGGATATCCGCGTCAAGCCGATCAGCGCCCAGGATGCGAATCGGATCATAAGGCAGCTTCACTACAGCGGGAAAGTAGTACAGAACAGCCAGCTTCACCTAGGCGTTTTCCTCGATGGGAAATGCGGCGGCGCGCTGCAATTTGGGCCGTCGCTGGATAAGCGGAAGATCATCGGACTGGTGGCTGATACCAAGTGGAATGAGTTCCTGGAGCTGAACCGCTTGGCGCTTGCTGACTGGCTGCCACGCAACAGTGAATCGAGAGCGATTGCGGTTGCCATGCGCCTGCTCAGGCGGCACTACCCGCATCTGAAGTGGGTTGTCAGTTTCGCGGATGGGACGCAGTGCGGCGATGGCACGATCTATCGTGCGGCGGGATTCGTGCTGACTGGTATCCGTGCCAACGCCACCATCATGGAGCTTGACGGCGAGGTGTTTACTGATATCGGCTTGCGTACCGGCACTGAGCGCCGAACGAAAGCACGACAGATCGTCGCGGCCAAAACACCGGACAATCCCAATTATCCTAGGCCAGGCGGACGGTATTGGAGCAGTTATGTGCAGGAGCAGGGCATCGGTCGAGTATTGCCAGGATTCCAGCTCCGCTATATCTACTTCCTCGATCCTGCCTGCCGCGCCAAGCTGACCGTACCGGAGTTACCATACAGCGCTATCGAGGAAGCCGGTGCCGGCATGTACAAGGGCAAGCCGAGATCATGCGCCAGTAGTGTAGTGGCAGCACAGCCTACACACCAGTAGGCAGGCGGCGGTTCGAACCCGACCCTGGCGCTCCACTCTCCTTATCCTGCAAGCAGGGTCAAAGCGTGGTAAACTACGTTCGCGCTGATGCTGGGCAAAGCCCAGTTAACCTCGATCTCCCCGAACCTTGTTGCCAGCCGCTCCAGCTCTGATCCGAGCGTCAGATGCAGCTCCCAGTCCTCGCGGTCATACACCGTCACGCCGCCGCCCGCCGGCAGGATATCCTCCAGCACATCCCGCAGCTGGTAGCTCTGCCCGCCGTGGCCGTACTCGACCGCCCGCCGGTACTTGTCGCGCGCCGCGTCGACGTGGGCAGGCAGTGCTCGGTACCACGCCGCCAGCTCCTCCAGATCAGCCAGGCACTCCTCGCAGCCGGTCAGCTCCGCGTCGAGGCTGTCCAGCCGCTCCTCC